GTTTGGTACACTAGGTGGCTATGTGGCACAGGGTGCTGACATCATGTTCCACGCAGCCAAGTATCATCCTATGGTTGGTACTAACAACCAGATGATACCTAGAGCGACACCCGATTTCGCTGTAGGCTTGAAGGCTGCGCTGACTGATGTAGGTAACAAGGTCACAGGTAAGCTGCCTGATGTGCCGCTACTGTGGCAGAACAAGGACAAGTACCAAGTCACCACACCAGCGTGGGCTTATGTAACTGAAGTGAACAATGACATCAGGGCTATCGTTGGTATGCGTAACGATGCTGTTGGCAAAGCTACCAATGCGAAGAGGGCTAGTGTGACTGCCACTGGTGGTATACCTACACAGGGTATCACCGATGTGGTGCTAGGTCAGATCGCAGAGGATGTATCTGCGTGGACTAGGAAGACAGGCGCGTTCGGTAAGCTCAATGATCAGTACGATCAGCTACGTGCTAAGTCGCGTGGTCTAGCTGTACAGTATAACATACCACAGGAGCAACGACAGGAGGCTGTCAACGCTATCATCGTACAGCAACAAGAGATTAAGAAGCAGCAACAGCTAGCTATACAATACGCTGAACAGGTGATAGCTGCTAAGTATGGCATGGCATTGAAGCCACTACTCAAAGGCCGCTTCGTCAACATGAAGACTATCAACGAACTACTACGCGAGAACATTGGTGAGCCTGCTGCAGCCCACGCGGACGCACAGCAGGCTCAGTAGTTATACATTGTATATCAGACAACCTCTGAGCGTTTGATCTTCTTGATCGTACTCCATCTATGCACTCCGTTGGCGTCAGCTACACTGATCCCACACTCAGCCGGTATGATGAGCTGCTTACCACCTACTAAGATGGGTGCCTCTGCATGTTTGACTAACACACGCAGTGCCTTCTTAGCTACGGAGTGGTGAGCTATGCCTATGATGCCATCGTGTGTGTTGAGAGCTACACGTGCTTTGCCTTTGGGCCATGCTGGATCATCGTGTGACTTGTAGATGACGCGGCATATATGATCACCTATTGTAGACTGCGGATAGAATGCAACTATAGCTTCAGTGCTTTCATCTGTAGCTGGTATCAGTTGCATATAGCGCCTACCATATGCGTTATATATAGCACGCTCCTCACGAACTCTTTTTAGATCAGCCTCCCAACCTTTCTTGAGTTCGGGAGTTAGCTTGTGATACTTGACAAATGCTTCACTTGCTGTGCTTAGTGATAAGCCAGTTGTAAGTGCGAGCCTGTCAGGCATCATACGGTAGTTAAGACCATGACGACACCTCTTAGCAACATAGCGAATGGTGGGCTTGCCCGCCCTCTCGCTGTCGTAGTCAATACCATCACGCTGCGCGGCGATAGCGTCCAGTGGATAACGGTCGAAGCTGGGAACGTCGTTGTACGGTACATCGAACATGTCACTGGCAAGAGCGCGGTGGCAGTCGTAGCTCCCATCACGTCGCGCTCGCTCGAACTGTTCTATCCACGTCGCAATGCCGTAGCGCCAACCAACAACACGCGCCTCCGCTTGGCTGCCGTCAATGTAGATAAAGCAGCAGTCAGGGTCCGCAATAAACATCTCCTTCGCGCGGTCGGGGATGTTTTGTAGATTGCCTCCCGATCCCCACAGCGTTTGCGCGCTAGACAAGCGTCCAGGCGCTGAGCGTACACCTGTTTGTCTGTAGTCACAGCGCATACGATTGTCTGCATCAGGTCTAGCCGATGCATATACTGAGTAGAACTTGTCATCCTCTATGTACGCATCTACTGCGTCCAGAACTGCACGTGCAGCGGCAGGGGTTCGCGGGTGCTTACGCATCAATTCGCGATTGGTAGCGTCAGTGCTTGTACCCCTGCCGACAAGCTTCAACTTACTGAAGTACAACTCAGCCATCTGCTTCGGTGAGTTAGGGTTAGGTGTGTAGTGTTCATCATTGGTAGCAGTACGTGCTGCTGCGTAGAACTCAGCGAGCTTACGCTGTAGGTCTGCATACAGGTTGCCTTCTACGTTCTGATCTAGCATCTGTTCACGTAGCTTCATGTCGTTGAGCACACCGCCGACTGTCATGAGTACGAGGTGTGCTTGTAGCCTCATCACATGCTCGAAGTAGAACTTGTCTAGCTTCTGATCGCGTAGTTCTGCAACGATGCTAGCGTTCGCTGCAAGTGTGAGCGCACAGTCTTTACAGTTATATATCCAGAAGTTGTCAACACCACCTGTATGTCGCCAGTCATCCTTCTCGTTCTTGTAGTAGGGATGCGTGGTGTACTGCTTAACAATGAAACCGAGGTCGTGTGGCATCGTGGGATATAGCACATGATGACCAAGCATCGTATCGCTGTATGCTGGGTTGCAACGAATGCGATCCTTGAACCAGAGCCACGCCATGTCGAAGCCTCCATTCTGCCACACCATCTTTGTAGTAGGCGAGGCGTATAACGATTGAAGCTGACGACGTATCTCTCGTTCTTCGTATACATTGTATACGTTCTCTTGCTCATTCCTGAATGCGATGCACATGGCTTCATGCGGTGAGGCAGCAAGGCCCACACAAGCTGTCTCATTACTGATGACCTCGATGTCACTGGCGACAGGATGACGTGAGGCTTTACAATCGCGAATGTAAAGCAGTGCGTCACGATAGGAAGGGTTGATATGTGTAGTAACTGCATGTGGCTTGTAGTCTCCAAGTACAACAGGGCGCAGCTTGTCAGCTATATCCATGTCGAAGATGACATGTGCTAGTGGATCACGTGCGCAGTAGGCAGGGTTATAGGTGCACACTGCAGTGATAGGTTTGCCAAGCAGTTGACAATCTATTACACTACCACGCCAGTGTGTGATACCTTTGCGCCCTATGATAGCTTCGACTGCGTAGTTGCCTAGCAGTAGTACGTGCTTGAGGTTAGGCAGCAGTGATAGCTCCCACAGCAGTAGCTCTTGCCAGGATGTTAGCTCATGCTTGCCAACTGGTTTACGATTAGTGCTGTCAGCTACATCGAACGAGACTTGGCGCTTGACCACGTTAGTGATGTAGCACTCATGGCGTTTAACCTCTGGACAGTATGTGCGTATGGCCTTCCACAGTATGTTGCCCGCACCACCTACAAGTGGTACACCTTGAGCGATCTCGTTACGGCCGGGAGCTTCAGCTATCACTGCCAAGGTGGCAAGTGTAACTCCACCCATTGCGCATTCTACCGTCATGCCTGCCGTCTGTGCTTGTAGTGTGAACTTGTCACGCAGTTCTGTCATGTTCATTTGTTGAACTTCCTCTTCCAACCCATAGAGCGGAGCGATGTAGCTAGTGAGCGTTGATCACTGATGACGGTTGCATGTTTGGCTGCGCGTGTTACTCCTGTGTAGAAGTTGGGACGGCTTAAGTTGTAGAACGCACATGATGCCATGATGTATGTGACGCTATCATACTGTGAGCCTTGGCACTTGTGAGTGGTTAGAGCGTAGGCTAGCTCGATGACCTTGCGTGGGTCGTAGTTGAAGTGTCTACCATGCCGTGCGCTGTACTCCTCAACGAGTGGTGGTAGTTCAACTACACGATCACCGAAGTCAATCTCAAGTACACCGAGCGGGTCGATGTCTACTATCCTACCCACCTCACCATTGAGCATCTGCTTTGTCTCAGGTGCCGGGATGAAGCTGCCCATCAGACCTACGCCAGCGTTGTTGTACTCACTGAAGCGTTCGCTGTAGTCACGTAGATCGTAGCTGTTCGTGTTGCATACTACCTTATCACCTATGCTGACGAACACTTTGTTCTTCACCTCCCACTTGTTGCGTGGTAGTTCTACCTTGCCTTTCATCTCTGGATTGAAGCGTGCTTGTAGTATGTTGTTCAACCTAATAGTACCGATGTCTGACTTGCGTGCAGGGCTTATGATCTGATTGTTGATGCTAGACCAATCTGTGTCGCTAGTAGCAAGGCGACCGTAGAGTGTGTGTAGAACAGCGTCACCAAGGCATAGGAGAACATCAGTATTGCTAGTGAAATACTGACCGCGAGTAATGCGTCGAGCAGCTTCGATAATACCATTGCCCTCTGCCTGTCTGTAGATGTTGTTGAGTGTGAAGGTGTTAGGCATAGCTAGGCACCGTGAGAACGGCGATGTTGGGTCTGCGAGTTGGTTGTTCTCTATAGGTGGGAGTTGTCGCACGTCGCCGAATGTACGTAGACACCCGGCGCTAGGTATAGCTGCAACTAGGTCACGGTGTAGTGCAGTAGATACCATAGCGTACTCGTCAACGATGATCACATACTGCTCAAGTGGGTTAGAGCGTGTACGATTAGGACCGCTGACAGATGTAGCTTCACCTGTCTCTTCGTCCATGTCAGGGCGATTGAACTCAAGCAGCTTGTGTATGGTTGTAGCTGGGTAGCCTGTTGCTTCACGTATACGACGAGCAGCTTTACCCGTGGGTGCAGCTATAGCGAAGCTGACACCTACATCTGCCATGATGTCGCAAGCTTGCTTGATGATGGTAGTCTTACCTGTACCAGCTTCACCTGTTACGCTGACTAGTCGCTTGTTCGTATCTACACACGCAGCTACTGCAGCCTGTTGTTCTGCATCTAATAGCATCTACAATCTCCATGTGCTGGTTTCGCACCACGTTATACAATGTATAAGTGTAGGAGGCTGACAGTCCTCCTTGCCAGTTCACCGGATGTTAATTCATCCAGACACCTATACAAAGCAAACGCCGCGCACTCAATGGGGGTAGAGTACGCGGCGTTGCCCTTTGTCAGTCAGATAAGGTCAGCTTAGCCGACTGACGTAGCTCCGTCGTCTTCACCGCCACGCCTGTTCGCAACAACTTCATGCTTGATGCGTGTGAGGCCAGAGTTGGCGTACTCAGGAGTGTCAAGGAACTCGACCACCTTACGTGCGTCAGACATGATGCGATCAACTTGCAACTTAGCGCCGGGGATGACGTTGCCCTGCTCATCAGTGACACGGACGAAGAAGTGGAACGTGCGCTTCTGTGATGCACGGTTGGCGACAGCCTTCTTAACTGCGGAACCAATACGAGATGCTGGAGAAGTAGCCATTGATTGTAGTCCTCTTGTAAGAGTTGGAAGGGAGTGCTAGATGCACACCGTTGCAGCGTGCACCTAGCTACACTAGCAGATGGTAGTTAGAGTGGCAACACCTGACTAACTTCTGCACGGGGATTGTTCTCTAAGTCTTTCCCAGTGCGAACACGTGCGCGAGCCTCACGACCTACGAAGTCGTTAGGATCAACTGCGTTGCTAGCTGCTACACCGAACGCTTGGCATGTCTTCTTCATACGCCAGCGGTCAGCAGGGATGTCGCGAGCAACGATGTTCAGCGTGAATGTGAGTTCATCCACACCTTCACCGGGGTCGAAGTCAGCAGGGAACTCACTGCGAGGCACTTGCAGCGTCAGCGTGAGCATCGTGTTGCCGCTGCTAGCAGCTACCTTATCCTGTGCAGCAGAACAGATGCACTTGTATTCTCCCGGCGGGAGTTGCGGAGGTGCTTCAGCATCCGCGATGTTAGAACTAAAGGTCAACAAGCCCATTGTAGTCTCCATGTTTGTGTAGCTATACAGCGTACACCCACGCAGTTAGGCTAGCAAGCTACGACAGCTAGCCCGTGTGGATAGCACTACTACTAGATGTAGTAGGTCTATTTCGGGATTGGAAGCTTAGTGTGGTTGCCGCTGACGAACTGCTCCCACCAGTCAGCTATAGTATCACCGATGTTGGTGTTAGCATTGTAGCGCCACTCGAATGCCGTCTTGCCACTCATGTCGAACATCCGCGACTTCATGGGACTACGCAGACGCTCAGGACGTATAGCTATGTATCTCTTACCACCCTGATCACGCATGTTCCACACCTCGCTGATGTCCTTAGATGTGATGTTAGGTAGCTGCCCACCTAGCATCATGCTTACACCAATCACGCCGCCGTCGTTGTTACGATCTGCGTCCTTCTCATGCGTGATGAAGATGATGTGTTTGTTGAGCATACCAGTGATGCGGATCATGTTGGAGACGAATGCACCTACGTAGATGTTACGCATACCGTAGCCATTAAGACCGGGGCTTTCGATGCTAGACTTAGGTGCTATTGTTACAGCGTAGCGCAGTGCGTGTTCAGAGAACTTAGTGAGGCTGTCTACTATCACAGTGTCGAAGGCAGAGAGTGAGTTATACAATGTATAAGGGTCAGGCTTCATACCCTCTTTCACAATGTCTACAGACTTCTCGCTTGTCAGGTTGATGCGTTCCCAGTTGGGCATGTTGCGAATAGACATGTCACCATCAGGATCAAGTGCGATGAACAGCTTACGACCGGGGGCGGTTGCGGCTAGTGTAGTCTTGCCACAGCCACTATCACCCCAGAGTATCATAGACATACGACTGAGCATGTCTGTAGGCTTCTCTATCTTTAGCTCCATATGTCTCTCCAAGTGAAGTACTATTATAACATACACACAAACACAAGCAAATCCTACCAGCCATTCCTCCACCTATCCCACCATATGTATAGATACATACAGTATATCAGTGAGAAGATGATAAGCACGATGTGCTGGTGTATACTCATGGGTCTAGTGTCTCCGTTAGTGGTGACCACCTTGCAGTAGTCATCTCATTGTCAAAGATGTGCTGCCGTTGTTCCACACTACTCTCACAGCACAGTGGTATTAGTGAGCAAGAACGAAAGTAACGGTTGCAGCTATGTGTATACATAGGAGCGTTAACAGGATCAGCTTCATAGCGGTCGATGACTGCGAGCGTATGTTGTACCCACGTTTGCCACTCATGGAAGCTTGCCTCGTTGCGTGTAGTAGGGTAGCGCATGATGCCGTCGCTATATGCACTAGACTTAGGCACTGGTATCTGTAGACCCCACATCACCACGTTACGAATAGGGAGGTCCAGCATACATGATAATGCAATGCAGTAACCTGTGACTTGATTGCTAGTGTCGAAGCTATTAGACCACACAGTGTCAATGCGACTACCTGTTTTGTTCTCATGTACCTCTGGGACTTTATCGTTAGGCCGCATAGTATCAACACATACACCATCCACACGACCAATGAAGCGAACAAGAGGATTGTCGCGACTATCATGCACAGTAACATCGAATGGCACCTCGACGCCTATCAGCTTATCAGTCATGATTGGAACGAAGCGACCTAGTGGGTAGCGTTGGATGTAGTTGATAGCTGCGCTTTCGAGGTTAGACATAGTGCGTCTGTTGTCACGTGGATCGTCGTAGTAGCCACTGGTTTCGAGTAGGTTGAGACACATCTGCATACAACGGGTGATCTCATCCTCGCTACTCAAGTAGTAGCTGAATGCTTGCTGCCAGCGGAGTGGGTCTTCTTTAGTAGCGAATAGCTTGGTAGCGTAGTCGAAGATACGCTTGAGTACGACACCATCGTAGTCAGGTTTGTGACCTACGCCTATACTATGTATAAGGTCAAAGAACCTAATGCACGCAAACACATCGTGCATAGCGCGGCCAGCTTCAAGTGGTAGTACGCGATCTACACCTGCGTTGAGATGCTTACCATGCCAACTGTTGATGAGGCCCCATCTAGGACATGTGTTGATAGCACTCATGGTGGAGTAGTCTACCCACGGCAGCGTAGTGTCAGTCGTTGGTTTGATCAGCATTCGGCTTCCCCTCCAATCTATTATGCAACTCGTCGCACCACTGCATTAGTTCTTCAGCACATGCGAGTTCATGTGCAGTGAGTTCATCACTCTGTGCAGTGATTGGGTATTGGCAGATAGGACATGTGCGTAGGTGTGTACCTATAGGCAACATCTGGCGTATGCTCATTGTTACCTCTTCTCATTAAGTATCTCAGATACACGTGCTGGGTTGCGTAGACCAGTACGACGGGCGATGTCTACTTGTGTGAGATTGAGATTGGGATTGAGCTTCCACACTTTACGCCGCATTGCCTCGGTTATCTCCTGATGCACAGGGCGAG